TGTGGTAAAGTCTCAATCCCGACCACCATGTCGTTAAACTGGGCGCGGCGCGCGTGAGTGTCGTAGTTCTACGGAAAAGCCAAAATCACACCTGTCGTATTGGTTACATACAAGTTCGTATTTTCGCCCGTTTATTACGTCTTGGAATGCTTGCGATAGGAATGGGGGGTATTGAAACCCGAGTGCTATTTAGTTACCGCAGAATCCCACTGCAATTAAAACGTGCGATAGGAGTGTTCTCTGAGGCAAGAACGCTACCCGTATAAATAAAGTGTCTTACTAAATCTTTTATTAAAGTAAAGTCAGTTGAGGACTTAAAATTCAGCGATTATGTGCCGCAGGCTGGCGAGCCAGGTACGACCATTGCCCGAGGCAGTGGTAAAAAGTTGGAAACCATCACCGGTTTCTCCGACCAGTTGGCTGGTTGGACTACTTCTATTACAGAAAGTCGCGACGCTACGTACAATTTAGCCAACAACAACGATTCTGATTTGGGAGATTTCTTAGGTCGGCCCGTCAAGGTGCTTGAGTCACAGTGGGTGGTCGGACAACCCCTTTTTGAAAGGTTCAATCCTTGGGATTTGTTCTTGACAAATACTAGGGTTAAGGAGAAGACTTCTAACTATGAATTGTTGCGTATGAATTTGCATGCCAAGTTTGTTATTTCGGGAACGGGATTTCATTATGGTAGGGCTATAGTGTCTTATAACCCCTATCTGTTTGATGAAGTGACTGTGGAGAGGAACTTTTTAGACCAGGACATTATCGCCGCGTCTCAGAAACCTCATATATTTTTGAATCCTACAAATAACTCTGGAGGTCAGATTGATATGCCGTTCTTCTACCACGATAATTATATGTCCTTAACGGACAATGATGTTTCGATGATGGGAGAATTGGTAGTAAAGTCGTTTGGCACCCTTAAACATGCAAATGGTGGAGATGATCCAGTTACTGTCACAGTGTTTGTATGGGCTTCTGATGTCACCTTGACTGTACCAACTAGCC